AGCATGGAGATTAGTCCTAAGAGACTTTCTGTTAACTTAACCATACTTTGCCAAGACCCTCAGGGGGGACATTACGGCTGCGATTGAACAAGTCATCGCGCGTTTACCGGAGAATCCCATACAAGGTCATAGATTTATCTCAGCTGATCTTACATCAGCTACTGACCTGTTTCCACTTGACCTTGTGTCAGCATTGGTGGAAGGCTTGATCGACGGCAGTGAATGTTCTGAAGAACATGCCGTTTGCTTACGTTTGTTAACTGGTCCCCAAAAAGTATCCTGGACGATCCCTGAACATTAAACTCCTTATGGAAGAGAATATATCCCCAATCCTGGCATCCTCTGCGAAGATACTACTCGTGGTATCTTAATGGGATTACCCACCTCATTTGTACTTATGTGTATCATTCACTCGTGGTGGGTTGAGCAGGCTGCTGTGGATTGTGGTGATCGTTAGTCGCTAAGATCCGTGAAAATACTAGGTGATGATATGGTAGGATATGTATCTGAACAGTTTCAGTAAACCTACACAAACATTGGATAATGCATTGGAGCAAAGTTCTCCGTTGGAAAGCATTACCACTCACCTGATGCCTTTGTATTTGCAGAACGAATCTTAAGTGTTCCGTGAACAGTACTTAGTTAGCTATAAGAGCTAGAGGAACACGACCGACATCACGGGGATAGGGGAAGACATGGTAGGCCTCGCGCTGTAAGGTTAGGACTAGATCCAAAATGGTAAACTCCTGAAGAGTGGAGTTTGAACCTTCGCGCTATAACTGGCTGTGACAATGGAGCACCTCACTGGTTTGTTCTACAAAATTATCTGTAGGAGGTTCCTCTTGAGCTACGAAACGAAGTCGTTCGTATGGCTCGTCACAGTTTGAGGCTATCTGGCAAGTACCCCGGAGTTCCACTGAGATTGCCTATTGAATTAGGTGGCTTTGGTCTATGGACCGTAGAGGATTTATAAAGACCTCTTAATAAACTTGCCCCTAAGCGACATGCGCTTGCAATCTCTCACTGAATTTTCTAATCACAACGTGATGATTAGTGGAACCCATCTGAATTCTCTTCCGGGCGCGCATACACGGAGATGAAGCCTGATCGAAATTTAGAAAAGTTGCTTGATTAGTCAACCCTTAAATGTGGCATAAGATTGCCTATAGGTATGACTCAGATAGATTCTAATATGGTGGGACCTTTTCCCTACCCAAGAATCTGTGCTAATGCTGCAACTATACTTCTTCATTTACGATCTATTGGAACCCGAGATTACCAATTCTGGTCAGGGAAGTTAATTCCTTAGGAGGGT